TCCCGTCGCGTCAAAGGGGACGCTTGCCTCCGTCTCGCTGGACGCCCATCCTCCGGCTTCCTCTTGAAATCCGTAGCTGTCGGCTGATCCACCGGATTCCACCAGGTCGATGATTTGCACGGCCTTCAGGCGCAGCGTGATGCCGGCCCCAATCGCAGGCTGAAAGAACGGACACGCCTCAAACGACACACGACCGGTGGTGCCGGACCACATGCTACGCAGGGATTCACGGTGCTTGACCGGAGCACCAGTGGCATCGAACAGGGCCGGTGATGCGGTCCATGCCCGGCCATCACGGTCCATGCCCTTGGCTTTCATCTTCACGCTCACCGTGAAACAAGGCTTGCCGTCGATCTCCTCGTACCCAAAGCTCGGGTCGACGGCCTTGAACTTCTGGCTCGGGGCCTGAGCCTTGAGACTGGCTTTATGGGCCTCGAACAAGGCGTCGAGCTGGTCGGCCATGTGCCCCGCCTTTTCCGCTGGGATGATGGCCGTCACTTTGTAGTGACCCTCAGGACTGAACTTGGTTTCAGGTTCAATCAACTTGGGGTACTTGAGCGTGGCCTTCGGTGTGGTCAGGCGCAGCTTGTCGACGTACTGGAAGTTGTTCATGTGACGAAGTAATCAGCGTTGTTTACGAGTTGGGGGTCGAACCCGCCAAGGCTTGGCCGCGGCGGGAGTTTGGCCTGTACATCCGGTGGCAACTGGGACACAAGCTCATCAGCGATGGGCGTGAACCAGTCCCTGGTGTACATGCCAGCAAAGGTACTGCGGATTGTGGTCCGAAGTGTGGCCATCTCTGCTGGCGTCGTTGCGAAACAGTCATGGATCCCGCCGAGGTTGCGCACCCCAGCGGCATGGGCCTCGATGGTGACGGCAGCCATGTGGCTGGCATCAAGGCTATGGATCACGTTAGGGCTGAGCCCGTTGCCCATCCGCTTGTGGTTCAGCCGGGTCGGCTGGTGGTTCGTCAACAGATCCATCGGCACCGGCGACAGGTGGTACAGGCGAACCCGGACCCCGCTGTAGTCCCAGTATTCCTGGATCACAGGCACCCCTGATGGTGACGTCCAACGCAGGGCTAGGCCCAGCTTGCCGGCCGCTTTGCCCACCTTGCGGAACCAAGACATCGCTGCCTTGGCTGGTGCAATCAGGGCCGACGTCTCCCGGTACAGGATCGTGGCCATGTAGTGGTGGGTCGACATGGCCCCCTTGGCAAAGCACCAGCTGTTGCGGCCGAGCACCTCTTGTGATCTGTCGACAGCCCACCCGTGGCAGAAGTTGACCACGGCCTGGCGGGTGGCCGAGTACGGGATCGTCATGACCACAGGCTTGGCCAACGTGCGATCAGGGGACAACTGCAGCCACCGGGTTGCGTGCTCGTCGCCGGCCGCAGCATCAGCCCGCACCAGGTCGAGCACCCGCTGGAGCACGACGGCATAGATGTCCCGGGGAGCCTCGCTTGGCGTGAGATTCACGAGGGCTGCCATCTCCTCGGATCTCAGGAGCGCCGAGTAATGCTGGATCCCAGAGCACGTGCAGTCGAGGACGACAGGGTGGTGGCACACCCAGCCGTAGCCGTGCTGGCTGAACTGTTGGTACGCCCGGCAAAACGCAAGGAACTGCCAAGGGTCCTTGGCCCCAGCCCAGAAATCTTGGTTGCACCAAGGCTCCCGGCCAGCAGCTTCGATCTCCAGCTGGTGCTCATGCACCCAGGCCACACGGCCGGCCCAGGTCAGCTTGTTGTGCCCGTACGTATTGGCCCCGTGGATACGGAGCCAATCAGCTTCGGCCTCGGTGTTGATCGGTGTGCCGTTGGCAAACGACAGGAGCGACCGACCGATGTCGTTGGCCTGGGGCTGCAGGTACGGGGGCCGGTAGTAGTACCTGCCCCTGAAGTCACACTGCACCGGGAAGTACAGCGCTGGCTCATCGCGAAGACGACGTGCCACCCACAGCTGTTTGGCTGCCGTGAACCTCTTGCCGGCCTCTCGATCGTTGCGGTCATGGAGCATCCGGGCCGTGTGTCGCCAGGCTGTAACGCCCTCGTCGTCGTCGGCCAGGTGCTTGGGGTACGGCGGGATCACATGCCCAGCACGGGGCAGCAGGCCACCAATGGGCAGGCTCTTGTCCCACGCATGGCTGACCTGGTCCAACATCCAACCGTTGACCCGCCAGGCCACACCCTGCTGGATGTTGGCGGCCACCAGGAACGCATCGAACTCAGAAGACTGAGCTGCGATCAGGTCCCCGTTGTCCTTGAACAACGTGTTGCCAGGCAACCCTTCGGTCCAGTAACCCCCGGTCAATGGGCCTGACCAATCCCGGGGCGGAACGATGGTGGGCAACGCAAAGGGACACAGCAAGCGTTGCTGCTCCTCGGCGTTGCGAACCCACTCAAGCGCTGCATCGGTGGCCCGCACACGTTTCACCGTGCGCATGGCCCCGCGCTCCTGGTACACCTCGATCAAGCCGGTGTGCGATTCGACCAGGTGGACAAGGAACACACCGACACTGAGCTTCTCTTGAGGGGTCCAGATCTCCGAGTTCTTCATGCGCATGGCATCAGCCCGCTTGTGCGCGAACCGACGACGCACCCGTTGGTGTGACTTCAGTTCGTACTCGGATGCCCGGGCCAGCATGGTCTCAAGCCACAGCCGTTCAGCCAAGGCGTAGGCCAGGGCCTGGAACTTGGGGGCTTGAGTCAGCTGATCAATCACCACACGCATGGCCACCGCTGCGATCTTGTGGGGTGCTAGCTGCAGCAGCGGGCCCATGTGGGCGTAGCCACGGCCAGCACGTCCATCACGCATCGCGTGGCGGTGCTTGCGCAAGTCCCTGATGATCCGGTCCACACCCATGGCAGCGAGTACGTCGCCATGGGTGGAGAGAGACTCCATGCCTTGCTCACGGCGCTTGTTCATTCGGGAAACGAACGCATCAGCGCCGATCTGCAACATCTCACGCTCAAGGGCAAGCTGGTCCTCAAGCGTTGCCACGCTTCCAGCCACCCACGTAGCCCAACTTCAACAACGCCGTTGATGCAGTGTCAAACGCACCCTCCGGGAATGTTTTAATCCAGGCCTCGAACGCATTGCGCACGGTGTCGACGGTGTCCGGTTCGAGGTTCAGGTCATCGGGTGCGTACGTCCAGTGAGAAGTGCCATCCATATACGGGAGCTGAAAGTAACCTAGGTACCAGCCATAACCTTTGGCGTACCAAAGGACGTTGCCCTTGTTGTTGGACTGTGACTTGGTTGGCATGTAGTCAACCGAGTGAACGTTTTCAGGAAGCAGATCGTTTGCCATTGTTGTTGGTGATGATAGTGATCTTGGTGTGAGTTGGATACCTGTTGGCCGCAAACTTTGCAGCCTCGGCCTTTGAGGTGGCACGGATCCGCTCGCGCATTGGACGCATGCCGCTGAACGTGACAACTATTTCATAAAGCTTGGCATTTGGGTTCGATGTTCGACTTAATCCTTCACCAATGATGGCTCCGCTGTCATCGCGCATATGCAGAAGGAAGTTTTCGACGGAAGCCTGGCTGCCCCACCCCTTGCTGCTCATTGGTCGGCCTCCGCTTTCAAGCGTTGAGCCACCCCGGTCACTGCCAGGTGGCAGATCTTGTGCTCCGAGTACGGCGGGGCCCATGTCTCTACCTCCTTGGCCAACAGGCGCAACACTTCCCGCATGCGGTCAGGGCTGGTGATGGTCATCGAGTTGTTGGCCAAGGACCAGAACGCATCCAGCATCCGGAGCGGAAGCGTCTCCATCGAGTCGACGACGACGGGGGGCTGGTTGTTGGTTGTTGGTTCAGCCATCGGCACCCTCCACCCCAGGCACCGGCCCGATGGCGGGGCGGCCCCATCGGGCGAGGATGGCGCGAACTCCGGCCATGACCTGATCGTGCCACCCTTCCCAATAAGTGCGGCCAGTGCCGTCTGATTCGCCTTCCATGGTGTCAACTCCGGCGTCAATCAGGCACTCTGCAATCTCCGCATCCGTCGGCCCCTGCGGCTCGGGCTGGGCCAGGGCGGCGCGGGCGCGGGCCATGACCGAAGCCTCGGGTGATGAACACCCCACTTCATCGGCCACTGCTCGCCGCAAAGCCTGTATTTCGCTCAACAACTCAGCACACAGCGCACGAAAGTCAGTCATTGGCGCCCTCCAGCTCGGCGGCGATGTCGAGAAGTTGTTGGCGCGTTGTGCGTCGTTGAATCGCAAATGCCTGCGGTGCGCCAGGCGAAAAGGAAAGGGGGTTGTCATCCGGCACCACCTGATCCGCAGCAGCTCGCAGCGCGGCGGCGACAGTAGGGGCATCGAGTCGCCAACCACAGTCCCGGATCTGTTGCTGATCGGTGTACAGAGCAATCACGGCATCTTTCACCGCCTGCGCGGCGCGGGAGAGAGGTTCAGCCATTGCCACCCTCCAGCCTGTTAGCCACCAACTGTGCATAGCAAGCGATGTCACGCCAGTGATCAGGTTCAGCTGCGTTCCCGGCAATGATGCGCCCGATCTTGTGGGCGATCATGTCGAGCGTCTCGGCCATGTCGGGGTCGAGCCTGCGGTCCAGGTCAGCGACGTGGTGGGTAATGACACGCTTCAGGTCTTGGGTGATGGCAGAGTGGATCTCGTAATCCCCATGCGTTTTCTCCCGTTCTGCGAGGAGGGCATTGATGTCTGTTGTCATGCGGCCTCTGGTGGTGTGGGTTGGTTGTTGGTGGGTCCCATGAATCGAGCTGCTTGTTGGCGGTCCCGTCTCCCGGCCTCGGTCAACAGGTACCCCTTGGTGCTGGGCCTGATCAATGCTGACTGATTCAACATCGACAGCTGTGCCTTGATGGCGCTTTGCAGCCACGCTGTCTCCCGGGTCAAGTAAGCGACGCGGACCGCTGTCTCCAGTTGATCTAACGACAGGGCCTGTGGGTACACAAGCCACATGGCATCCAACAAGTCGGAGCGGAGCTGGGCCAACACAACGGGTTCGGGTTTCATGGCGTCGTCCTCCCTGTTGGTTGTGCTGGAGCGGTGGGTTGCTGGCCGGCCTGGTACGTGCTGAGCACGAACTCGGCCCAAGCTGCGGCGAGGATCACCGCCTGGCTGTTGGGCGTGGTGGTGTAGCGGGCTCGCCACCAACAGCGGTAGGCCTCCATCAATTCGTAAGCAGTGGGCATGAGGGTGCCTCGGGTGTTGGGTGAAGCCCCGCCTA